CCGCGCCGCCGAAGTCGATGAACCCAGACGCGCCACCGAGCGCGGCGCCGAAATCACCGACAGAGCCGAGGCCGGGGATCTTCCCGATGATCTCGTAGACCTTCTGCGCGAACGGGATCAGGACGCGCGTCACGATCCCCTCGAGCCCGCGTCGGATCGCGACCTCAAGCCCCTTGACCGCGATCTCGCCCGCGAGGCTCCAGTCGCTCGCGGCGATCGCGTCTGTCACGCCTTGCCACGCGGCCGCGATCCCGTCCGCCGTCTCGACGCCGACATCCCAGAGCGCGCCAAACGCGTCGGCGGCCGCGCCGAGGAGGCCAGTAGCCCACGCGAGCGCCGCGCCCACCGCGAGGACGCCCGCGACCGCGAGGCCCACGGGAGCCGTCACCGCGGCCCACGCCGCAGTCGCCGTCGGGACGATCCCCGCGAAGCCGGCCGCGACGAGCGAGGACACCGCGGCAAGCCCGCCGAGGGCCGTCGAGGCCGCCGAGATCGCAGCGCCGAGGCCGACGAGAACGCCTCCGACCACGCCGATCGCCGCGCCGACCGCAAGCAGCGCCGCTCCCGCGGCCGTCACGCCGAGCACGAGACCCTGATTCTCGCGGATGAACTGGATCACGCGGCCGACGAGGCCCTGCATCACCGCCACGAACGCCTGCGCCACGGGAAGCAGCGCCTCGCCGATCGCGACCGCGATGCGCCCGAGCTGGTCCTGAAGGATCTCGATCTGCGTCCCAAGCGCGTCGGCCGCGTCCGCCGTCTCGCCGCTCAGGCTGAAGCCCATCTCGCGGGCCTTGCGGCGGAACTCCTCGATGCCCGCGCCGCCCGCTTCGAGGACGGGAAGCATCTTGTACGCGCTCTTTCCGAAGAGCTCCATCGCGAGCGCGAGGCGGTCGGTCGGGTTCTTCACCTTCGACAGCGCGTCGGCGATCTTGAGGAACTGGTCGTCGGCGGAAAGGTTGATGAGGTCGGACGCGCTCAGGCCGAGCTTGCCGAGCGCCTCGGCCGCGCCCTTCGATCCGTCCGCGGCCTCGGAGATGAAGCGGCGCATCTTCACCACCGACTTCGAGAACTCCTCGACGCTTGAGCCCGCGTCCTTGAGCGCCGTCTCAAGCTCGCTCATCAGCTCGACCGTGAGCCCCGTCTGCGCCGCGATGTCGCTGAAGTCGCCCGCGATCTTCGTGAACGCAGCCACGCTCGCCGCAGCCGCCGCGACGATCGCGCCGCCGAACGCGGTCACCGCCGCACCCGCGAGCGCGACCGACGATCCGATCTCCTTCACCTTCTCGCCGAACAGCTCCATGCGCTTCTCGGCGCGGCGGAGCGGCTCGGTCACGCTGTCGCGCATCGAGAGCTCGACATACGCCTGTCCCGCCTTGATTCCGCCGCGCTTAGACATCGCCGCCTCCCTTCACGCTCATCGACCACATCGGCTCGAACTTCGGGATCGAGCGCTGCAACGAAGGGGCCATGAACGGACGCTCCTTGATCGTGATGCGCCGCGGCCCGAATATCTCGCGGTTGATCCGCGTCGCGCGGTCCGCCTGCGCCTGCGTCCTGATCCTGCCGTACACGACGCGAACGCCAGGGCGTACCTCCTTGCCGCCGACGCGCGTCACGCGGACCTCGCCGCCGTCGCCGACCTTGCGAACGACCGAGTTGTCGATCACGGAGTCGCTGCCGAACTCAAGCGCGCTCGGCGCGCCCGTGCCCCAGTTGAACTTCACGGGACCAACGACCGCGTCCCCTAGACCGCGCTCATAGTGCGCTTCGATGCCGCGCTTCAGGTCGCCGCGAACCGAGCGCGGAGCCTGACCCGGCTTCGACGGGCTCTTCCTGCGGCGGATCGAGTTGCGCGCCGCCTTGCGGAGATAGAGCGCGTTGCGCTTCAGCTTCTCGTACTCGATCCGATCGACCTCGGTATCGACGATCGCTGGGTCGAAGAACTTGCTGAAGTCTGACTTCATCGTGAACATCGCTCACTCCTCCACGAACGAAGGCGGCACGCAGTACCACCCCTCTGGGATCTCGACGCGGTTCTCGCTCAGCACCCACTCGTCCCCGACGCGCGTGTACACGCGCGCCTCAGTCGCGGGGCCGATCCTGATCGGACTCGACTCGGGGACCAAGACTGCCCGACTGCATCCACTCGCGGATGCGAGCACCAGCGCGGCGCAGCCGATCCCGATCCACAGGAGCATCCACGGCGCGATGCCGTGACTCAGCGCGGCCCTCAAGCCAGCGGAACAGGCCGAGAGCCACCGCGGCGACGATGCGCTCGAAGGCACTCACGCCCCCTTCTTCGCCATGCCGCGCGACACCGTGTAGCCGAGCGACGCAAGCACCGTCGCCGCGAGGCCGAGGATGCGGTCGCCGCCAGAGTCGGTCTCGAACACGCCAGACGCGAGCGCGGCTCCGACGATCATCGCCGCAAGGGAGAGCCAGAATTCCGTGGTCTTGTAGCCGGGCTTCATCGTGTCTTCGCCTTCCTGCGGCACGAGGCCGCGTTGCCGTGACAGGTCTTCTCGATCGACTCGACGCGGCGCTCGAGCTGCGCGATGCGCTCGCTCGACACGCCCATCATTCCCTTGATCTCTGCGATCTCCAGCCGAATCCCGCTCGCGATCTTGCCGAGCTTCCACCCGACGCCGAGGATCGTCGAGACGATGGTGATGAGCGCCACCACCGCGCCGAGGATCACCGAGATGAAGGTCAGTTCTGGGTTCATCGCCATGTGCCTCCGTCGTTGAACTTCGGCGTCGCCGTCTTCCACACGCCGCCGACGCGAATCCAGGTCGTCGCTTCCTTCCACACGCCGCTCACGCGGACCCAGTGCTTGTTCGCCGCGGCGGCCGCCTGCGCGAGCTGCGCCCAGCCCGCGCCCGCCTGCTGGCGAACCGTCGACGCGAGCGCCGAGACGAGCCGTGCGCCGTGGAGCGCGGAGCCGCTCGCGCGGAATCCCTGAACCGAGCCCGCCGTCCCGACATCGCGCGCCATCGCAGCCGCGCCGCTGCCTCCGAGAAGCGCCATCACGCCACCACCAGCTTCGCGTACAGGTCGACGCCGCCCGGCAGCGAGCCCGTCGGGACGAAGCGCCTGCGGCGCCCGACCGTGTCCGCTCCGATCCCGCTGTCCCACGCCGACCCGTTCCAATACTCGAAGGTGCCGTTCGTCGTGCCCGTGCTCGCCTGCGTCAGGACCAGCGCGTTCGTGTCCGCACGGTAGATCTCGATCGTGTGCGTTCCCGGCGTGGCGCCGAAAAGCGCGGACTGAACCCACGCGAAGGTGCCGTTCGACGCGTTGAAGTCGCCGAAGTTCCAGCGGTACTGGCTCGGCAGGTCGTCCGCGGTCTCGTAGAGGAGCGCGAGCGACAGGATGCGCGCGGGGAGCATCACCACGCCTGCCGTTCGGAAGCGGAAAGCGAACTGAATGTTTGCCGCCGCGCTCACTCCCGACAGGTCGCCACTCTGCGGGACCGCCGTCCAGCCGCCAGTGTTGTCGTCGATGCCAGCAGTGCGGTACTCGAGCAAGTACATGTCGGGCGAGACGCCCATCGTGTTGTCACCGAGGTTCTCGGCGCAGTTGACGAGCGCGCGGTAGAACTTGGACGGCGCCGCGCCGAGCGAGATCTTCGGACAGATCACGCGGTTCGACACATCGGCCTGGAACTCAAGGTCGGCCGCGAGCGGGTAGACCGTGAGCGCGTTGAGGTTCGTGGTCGCCGCCTGCGCGTAGATCCAGAACAGCCAGCCGTCCTCGACCCACACGAACGGCACATTCGCCGCGATCGTGTGGGGGAAGATCGGGCTGTCCGTGTCGCGCAGCGCCGACGCGAGCTGCGCCGTCAGGCAGCCACCGCGGCGGTCGATCTGCTGCCCGCCCGTGTAGTAGTCGGTCACATAGACCGTGCCCGTCGACGCCGCGCCCGTCACGACCAGCTTGTCGAGCGAGCCCGCCACATCGAGCGAGGTGAAGCCGCCCGTCGCGACGCTCGTGTTCGTGCCGCCCGGCGGGACCTCGCTCATCGAGTCCGCGACGAATGTCGTGCTCGCCGACACCACGCTCGCGAGCGGGACGCGCAGGATGCGGGTCGTTGTGAACAGGTAGAGCGACGCGACGCCTGCGCCCGCTCCGTGCTGGAGCGTCGCCACGCGGCCGTTGTTCGCCTGCGAGATGTTGCCCGTGACGGTCTGGTTGCCCGTCACCACCATGTCCGAGCCCGTGAGCGTCGCCGCGCCTGCGGTCAGCGTCAGCGGCGCGCGGATGTTGTAGCGGTAGATCGCGAGCGAGGTCGCAGCGCCCTCCGTCGCGTACACATACTGCTGCGTCCACGAGTCGCGGTCGCCGAGCGCGCACCCGCCGATCACATCGTTCGTGATCGTCGCCGCGTCCTTCAGCCAGTAGCACGCCTTGATCTTGTCGACCGTGGTCGCCGCGGGGATCGTGACCGCTGGGTTCTGGAAGTCCGCGTACTGGAGGCCCTTCGTCACGAACAGACCGCCGTTCGTCGCCGTCGCGTTCGTGGTCGCCTGAACGATCATCAGGTCTTGGATCACATACGGCGTTCCAGACGCGACCGTGCCCGCGGATGCCGTCAGCGTGATGCTCGTGTCCGAGCCGATCGCGCTGATCTGGTACCAGGTCGTGATCTGCGTCGGGTCGGTCGAGCCGAATCCGATGCGCGATCCGA